ACGAAGGCTCATCGACTTTGCCCATCCTTGCTTTGGGCGGTAGAGGCCGACGCTACAACCTTGAAGGTGCTTTTGACGAAGTAATCGTTACTCGCAATAGTGGTCATCTTGACATCAAAGGCACAACAATGGGTTCGTTCACCATCGTTGGCCCGCACGCAAAAGGCATCGTCACGATTAAGAATGGATCTACCTTCTCGACCGGCAATCAAAGTATTCGGCAACTAATGGTGGACGGCGTGACAACCTATATCGAATCTGGCGTGACTGGAATCAAGCCAGTTCGTGTAGACGGCGGGTACATGGAAACACGGTCTGGGTTTGGGAATGCGAACGCAGATGCTTTTGATCTTATTCGCGGCACAGTTTGCTTCAAGGGCAGTGCTGATGTCAAAACCGTCAACGTCAACGGTGGTCTTATGAGGTGGGAAAGCGACCAAAACATTGGATCTAGCGCAAACACACCTTTGACCATTTACGGTGGCGAGGTTGATGTCAAACGCAACACCAAGGTTGGCACGTTGACAGTCAACAAGCCGACCGTCTTTAACGGCGTGCTGGACATTTCTTCCGAACAGTCGAATGTCACCTTGTCATCTCCAGATAGCCAGCAGGCAACCGTGTACTACGGCGTGGTCAAGTATCCAACTGTTGCTGGTCAGACTTCTGGTACTGCTAAGAACAACAATAGAACCATCACCTAAGAGGCATCATGGCGAACGGACCTAAACGACGAGATCGACGGCTTGATGATCGTCGGATTTCCGGCGGCAAAGCATTCCAGAACATGGGGCGTAGGCGTGGTGCTAAGCCTGACCCAAACACCCGATTTAACCCTATGACGGGTCGGCGTGAGCCTATTCCGCAACGCCCGTTGGGCAAAAACCCGCTGGATGTCAAACAGTTTCCTGATGCACTTCCTTCTGAAATGGATCGAAAGATTCCGGGTTTGCCGCCATTTGAGTTGCCGTCCGATTTCCCAGAACCCGGCAAAAACATTCCTGAAGGTTTTGATCCCGAAGGTGATATACAGCGACAAAGGCAGCAAATAGACAAGACCATGCAGGAGCGCGGTCTGCGAGACGCACTTGAAGGCAAGCAAAAAAAGAAAAGAAAAGAAGCGGCCTTGGAACAGGCCATGCAACGTCGTGGTAGGCGCAACTCACGAAGGGTTTTTCGTGACCCGCAGAATCTAAACCGATTTGTTCAAGATTCCCAGAATCGACGAGAAGATGATGCTATTGCTCAAATGAGAGCAAATCAAGAAATCGACATGGATGACACCATTGTTGATGGCCCAGACGGTCAACAGTTTAGATACGACTCCGAGGTGGATGCGTTTACTCCAGTGAACTTTGATCCAAGGACCAATCGTTATGAGTCTGCGTTGCCGGAGGAGGAAAAAGGCAGTGGCGGCAGCGGTCGTGGTAGTGGAAGCGGTAGCAGCAAAAGCGCGCCACAAACCGAAGCCTTCAAAATTGCCAAGTCCTCCTTTGACAAGCAGATGACTGAACTGAAAAATCTTGCGGACAAAGACCAACAGTTTGGCGATATGTACCAAGAGTTGCAGGGCGAGTACCTCGAAATTCTGCGTGACCCGAACCTTCGTGAAGAAGAGCGTCAAAGTGCATTAGAGGACTTGTTTGACCGTGGTGCATCAACCTTCAATGCGACTAGCGGGTTTGCCAGACAATCGGCAGAGCAGAAGACTCAGCAAGAGGCTGCTGAGGCTAAGAAAAAGGTTAATGACGATATTGCATACCGCAACCGTCGCGCATCCGAAGCAAAACAGAAGATTCGGGACAAGCAAGAAGATAAACGTATTGACGATGCCAAGACCCGTGAAAAATTCAGCGAAACCACCCAAAAAGCAACTGCTGATTACAACTCCTACTTAGAGCAGCAAAAAGCGGTAAATCAATACAAACAAGACAACGACCAGTTCGAGATTGATGATGAGGGCAACCCAGTCATCCCGCCGCCGTTGAGTCGTGAAGATTTCCTCATGGAGCGGTACAAGCAAGAACACACTGATCGGGTTGTCCAAGATACTGTTCGTGAGATTGATGTAGATATCTCGCTTCTTGAAACAGAGATTGGTCAAATTGAAGAAACAGATCCGATGGAATATCGGATGCAACTAACGACAATTTATGGTCAGGGTAAGCAAGAGTACGCTGATGCTGCCTTTGAAGCACACCTTCGGGAGCGTGACGCACGGATTGTCAACAACCGCAAGAAGATTGCGGAACTAAAACTGCGTCGAGCGGAAACACTTGAGCGTCCTATGGTCACTCAAGAAGCCGAGTTTGCTGCAAGGAAGAAGGCCGAAAAAGAAACTGGTCGTGACCTTGGCAAAGTTGCTGAATCTCAGAAAGAGGAAAGACAACTACGCGGGGTCGCCGATGTTGGTGGGTTCGTATCACCGTTCAACTTCCCGTCAGAGACTTACCGTGCCGCTGCTGATGACAAAGCCAAAGAACAAAAGATTATGGCCCGTGATGCAGCAGTAGAACGGGACATGAACCGTACTTTGGAAGACGGATCACCCAACCCCAACTTTGGCAAAGTCACATCAATGGACACACCTAACTTTGTCGCACAGGAGTTGGGTGAAAGAACCACGCTTGGCGATTTGCGTCGTTTGGCCCACCCTGATTCATCCAAGAAGTATTTCCAAGGAGACGAAAGCGCTCGCAGGAAAAAAGAACTCGAAGTCATACAAAGGCTCAACCCAATCATTCAGAAGATAAATCCTGATTTAGAGCCTGACAGTGCTGAGTTCAACACTGCTCGGCGTGACTATTACGACCGTGTGATTGCGTTTGAACAATCTTTCGACAAAGAGCAATTAGGTAGCAGAGGATCATAAGTTGTCTCAGGTAAATCCTTCGCAGCCGGTTGAACCTTCGTTTGAAGACAAGGTTTCACAGTTTGAGCAGCAGCAGCAAGACCGTCGCTTCTTTAATGAACGCCCCGGTCAAGTTGAAGAAGTCACGGTACGGCAAGACACTGCACAAGACGTTCTTCCAGCCATGCAGGAGATCGAAGCATCTCTTGTCAAACCCAACTTTAAGGAGTTCACACCGGAAGAAGTTGACTTCATACAGGAGGGGAGACTACAAGACCAGCAGCGTCGCCTTCAACTCCAAAAACGGAATGAGGACCGCCGTGCCTTAAAACGCAAAGAGCAGGCACGCGCTCAACACATGAACGGTTTTGCCGCCGAGGTGAAACGGCTAAACAAAATGATGGACATGGGCCAGATCAATGCTTCCGAGTGGACAAGGGGCAGAGGTCTTTTAGATAGACAGTTTGATGATGAATTCAATCGAAAATACAAAGAGCCAGACTTTGTAAACGAAGGTCGCGTCTACAACCCTGCTGAATTTAGGCACGTTCCCTTATACAACAATCCCGAAGAAAACGTACAAATTGGCGAGATGCGTGTCAATACAAGGCACTACATCGACAATGACATGATGTTGCCAGAGCGCATGTATCAAAGCGAGATGGGCGACAAGAAGTTTGAGGTGCAGAACGGAGAAGTTCTTTACTTTGACGGTCGTGAAACGCCAACCCAAGTTTTTGAATACTTGAACGCCAACGGTGACGGCACAAGAATGGCACAACTTGCTAAGAGCCTCAGTGAACTTGAGTTGTTGCATACCAGAGATATGACCACCAGTGATCGCGTTATGGCAACACTGGCTTATAGCGGCGAGCGTTTTGGCAAAGCATTCATGGATATGTTTCCAAGTGTTGCAAGCACCATTGAAGATTGGTTGTTTGTGCCTATACAAGAGCGTGTACTCGAAGGAACGGACATCGAGGCTCCGGGTCTTGCGGGCATTTGGGGTGGAGATGAGCGTGTCAACTGGTTGAGTTATCTGCAAAAGCAGCGTCCTGTTTTCTTTGATGACATAACAACTGAGTCAAGCGTTGCTATCGCTGAGGCTATCCCCGGATTCATGGCAACTATTGCTACTGCCTTTGCTACACGAAACCCCCGCGCTGTTGCCGGAACTGCTGAGGCAACAGGTCTTGCACGTTTGGGTTCAACGGTTGCAAGCACGACCAGAAATATGTATTCAGGAGTCAGGGGGACTATTTCTCAATCTATGCCATATCTGGTCAATAAGTTGAGGAATGAGCAACGATACCTTGACATGGGCTTGACTCCAGAACAGGCCAAGCAAAACGCTGCCGCTGATATTGCCGCTGGTCTGGTTGCCGTTTATGGGTCTAACAAACTTTTGGGCGGCTTGAATTCATTTGCCATGAAGAACCCTGCATTCAAGCAGGCTTTTCTTTCAAGTGCAAAATACAAGTTCCCGCACATTGTTGCCAAAGGCTTCACTCGTGAAGCAATTCAGGAGGCTTTTGACGAGTCATTCCACACCGCTTTGACCGCCACACTTGACCGTGCTGATTTCTTTGGCGAACGAGAAGATGGCGATTTTCTTATTGGTGCAAGAGAACTTCTGATTGCTGCCATTGCTGGCGGTGTTCTTGGTGCAGCAGGTGGAGGAACGATTGACTCTATCCATGTCATCAATGCACTCGACGCAGAATTTTTGAAGGACACCGTTCCAAAAGTTGGCGACAGAGCGACGTTCCATGACGGCACGCCGATGACACTGGTTGACGAGGACAAGACTTTTATCCGTGACACTCCCAGAGACACGGATGTTGAAATCCAACTTACCGAGATTGACCCCAAAAGCCCAGATGGCTTGACCTACGAACAAACTGGTAGATATCGAAACGGTCGGGTTCCCAAAGTCACTGAGTCAAACAAAGATAAGTTTGAACGTGCATGGAAGAACCACTACTACCAGCACATGGTCAAGGAAGAGGTTGAGCATCGGCCCGTTAACGAACGCAGAAACATCTTGTTGCGTTCTTTTGACAGTCTGCGAACCTTCTCTGAGGGCAAAGGTGTTGACCCAGAGATGTTTGGTGATCCAAACTCTGAGATTTACGAGGGTGCTGGCAGGGCAAATGGTCAAAGAAAGATTGACCTTGCAAGTGCAGACGCGGAACTGGCATACGCACTTGCTGGTAAATCGCTGCCTGACATTCGGCTAGGGGAGTCTCCGGCCCGGACAGGGGAGCGAAAGTTCAAGCCCTTGAAGGGGACATCTCGCGCAGACTTCAAGAAGGCTGGCTTGAGCCGGTTTGTCAAGGGGATGAACCAAGAGCAGCGTGAAACCTTTGTCCGCAAGGCGAAGGAGAGCGTTGAGCGATTGAACGTGCGGACCTCATTGCAAGATGCACTGGCAGAGCAGGCTCTCACAGCGGCGGAGGATAGGCCAACCGCCACATACGACCGAGACATTGCAAAGATTCAGAAAGATGCCAAGGTCACAGCAAAGAACTTTATTCGCTCCACTGACAGCGCACGCTTCTGGCTTGGTATGCGTAGCAAGTCTAAGCAGGCGATCATGGGACCAAGCACACCGTTTGAGGGTATGGCGGTTCCAGAAATTGTTGCCCTTGCCGCAGATCAAATGGTTGCACAGCAGGTGTCTGATGCGGTATCTGCTGACGAACAAGTTGGTCAACCGACACACCTTGACAAAGACAGTAGATTTTTTGGAACCAAGCCAAGCCCAGAGGCAGTTTCAATCCTTGAAAATGTTCTAACAAACTATCGAGGTATGGGCCTTGTCACTGGTGAAGTCGCTGCTCCTCCCTCTGAAGCGGCTGCTGAACTTGTGGAGAGTATGCGCATTGCCGGTACGAGCGTGGTGTTCGTTGAGTCAATGGCGACTGAGGCTGTGCGTGACCGATCTACCGGCATCATCATTGTCAATGCTGCTGAGTTCGAGAATGATCCCAACTCAGTGATTAGTGCTGTGTTGTCACATGAGTTTGTCCATAACCTTCAGTTCTATCACCCCAAGAAATACAAGGCACTTGTCAAGGGTTTGAAGTCCATCAACCCAGACATGCTCACTGACGGTGCGAAAGAATATATGTTCCGATTAGCCCAATCAGAGGCTATGAGACAAGGTGTTGAACTGCAAAGACAATCTTTCACAGACGCGGAGGTTGTTCAGTTTCTGCAAGAAAATCCACAAGTAGCGATGGAGATTGTTCCTTATGCAGTCACTCAACTGGTCGAGGCGGCTGACGGTGACATGAATAGGGCTTTGGCCCGTGCGTTTAGCGGTATGGGCAGGGGCAAACTGGGCCGCTTTGTAGGCAAGATGCGACGATTCATTTCAGCCATACGCGGTGGTCAAAATGTATCTCAGGCTTGGTCATCTGCATCTGCTTGGGATCAAGTCTTGTTGGCGTTTGAGTCTGCTGCGTTTGAGTACCGAACTGAAGGCCCAGCAGCAGCAGAACTAACACCAGAACAGATTGCCAAGCAGCCACGCAGAGCAAGGCCCAAGCAGGGATCTGGCCCGCCTCTGCCTGTTGATAGCGAACCGCAGGTTGATGTTGAGGAAGTTAGCCTCGGTGAGTCCAACACGGTTGACGAAGCAATCTTTGCTGCCGCAGAACTTGCTGATACAAATGACTCTCTTGAATCTGTTAGTCGTGCGATGAGCCAAGCGGCTGGCGACAACTTTGTAAGTCGTGATCCAAGAGTGGAAGAGGGAACATCTGCCTCAGTCTTTGCTCAAGGTGGTGCTGCCGCTTTGCAGAGACAGCAACGTGCGGACATCTTTGACCGTATGACTGCACGGACTGGTTCAATCAGTCAACGGATGCTTGCTGCAAACCTCAAGGCTAAAGGCGAGTCGGCCTTGAGTCGGGCGAAGGCTGCTGTTGAGACCCGCAAGCCTCAAGAGTCCATCAAAGGTATTGTGCAAGAACATGCTCTTGCTGCTGAGGCTGCGGTCCACTTGCAGGGCAAAGAGCCGACCAAAATTGAGATCATCAAACAGATGGTTGCTGACATGATGGTTGAAGATCCTGAAGGCTACGCAGGCATCATGCCAGCGATGATTCGACGGTATGCAGCGTTGGGTCTGACTCAGCCAGAGGCCGAACGTATTGCAAACGAAGCACGCCAGAAGAGATTTATCTCCGAAGAAGAGGGCGTTTTTGGAGATCAAACGAGCATTGACGCTCAGATTGAAGATGCAATCGGTGAGTCCTACCAGCCATCTGAATCTGCTGAGGCTTACAACCAAATTGACGAGGATATTGAGGCTCGGTTTGACCGGCTGTTTGACGCATCTCTCAGCACCAGTCCACGCCCGTATGTCACTGAAAATGAATACAAGCAGTTGCGAAGAGAGTTTGACATTGGTGCGGCTGTGACCGGAACCTTTGAAATAGACTTTGATGCAGATTACGAAAGGGTTGCACTGGTCGAAAGTTCTGCGAAACCTTTGACCATGTATTCAAGTTTTCAAGAACTGCTAGATGAATCCGAACATCCAGTGTTTGATGATGTGCCGGGTGTCGTGGTTGAGGTCTTGATTGATAACAAGCCTCTTCGTATTTCTGTCAAAGAAGACGGGGATATGCAGTTTACCTATGGTGACAACGAGAGTCTTGAAATGCAAAGCCATAAGGATTTGAGAAAAGTCAAAGCCATTATGGGTACGGTCGAACGGGTCGCGGGCAGACTCGCTGAACTTGGTGCATTTAAAACTGGAGCAAGTTTGCAGATCGCAGACGGTTCTACTGGTCGCGCCAAGCGGTACGCTCAGTTTATGGTGGCGTTGGGGTCAAGAATTAATCAAGAGTTGCCTTTGGGCGAACATCTTGGTTTTGTGCAAAAAGGCAACAAGTTGTTCCTTGATCCAGTCTTTATGACCAGAAGCGATGTCATGGGAGATGGTGCAACAAACAGCATCTATATGAGAGCCTTGGATATGGAGATTGAGGAACGGTTTGCACTTGATCTTGCAGAGGACTTGGCGGACGCACACAAGAGAATCTTCGCAGCGTTTGAATCAGCAGAAATTACATTCCTTGACGCAATCAACCAACTCAACGAAGAAGTGGCTGCTACCCAACAGGCTCAACTTAGCCGTTTAGAGAACCGCGATGACATTGATGTTCAGCAGAAAGTTCTTAGCCCCCTAAACATTTTGTACCGTGCGACTCCCCCGATCCCAACGGACTTCGCAGCCAGACAATATGCCGATGTAGATTTTGACGCTTCAATGCTGACCGGCAAAAAGATGCTTAACGCATTCCGTTCGCGTGGCGACCTACCTGCTGCTGTCTTTGAACGCAAGTTCTTCAAAGATTCAAAGGTAAGAGCGGCTGCTGACGATATTACCTTCCGTTCCAACCAACTTAAGAAGGCAATCAAAAAGGCTAAGGTAGAAGATGAGGCTGGTCTTTTGGCAACCGTTGATCTTGCGTTGAAGGACAAGAACGGTGCTGCCATGAAGAAACTGAAAACCGACTTCCCAGAGGTTGGCATTCAGGTTATGACCATGCGGCAGAAGATTGATGACATGACTGGGCAGTTGAAGCGTGACGGAGCGTTCGTTGGCTTAAATGTCGATGTGGATTCCAGATTGGGAACATACGTTCACAGGTCATACCGAATCTTTGACGATCCAGACTACGCACGCAATGTTCCCAAAGACGTTCGCAACGCGATGAAAATGCACCTCACGGATGTTGATGGCATGACCCCCCTTGAGGCTGAGGTTGCAATCCAAGGGTTCTTGGAAGTTGGTGACGCTGCTGGTCCGTTGCAGATGATGTCCAGCGGAAAAACTTTGCCGCGTGACATTCTCAAGAAACGCAACGAAGGTCTTCCTGAGCCTTTGCGAATGTTGTGGGGCGAATACAAAGATCCGTATGTCAACTATGCGAAGTCGATGCAAAAGATGGCTGCTCTCTCGACCAGCATCCAGTTTGCCAAAGAAATTGCTCAGGCTGGACAGGTAGAGGGCGACGGTCAGTTCTTGTCTGCAACAGCAAAAGAAGGATTTGAACACAAGTTCCCAGATGACAAGTTGCGGTACGGCGCGTTAGCAGGCATGTACGCCAAGCCTGAGTTTGCTGAGGCTTACGAAGCACAGTACAAGCCAGAGGTTTTCACCAGTGAGTTTGGTGCAATTTACGCTTATGGGGTGTCTACTGCAAAATGGGGCAAGACCGTTGGCAACCCGCAAACGCACGTTAGAAACACCATTGGCAACATTCTGTTTGCTGTAGCAAATGGTCACTTCAACCCGACAGCCCTCGCCATGCCACTGAAGAGCGTGTTGGATTCTTCACCAATCATTGTTGCGATGAGGGGTGGAGATGTTGAGGCTGCTCAACGCGAGTACAACAAACTTGCTCAACTTGGGGTTGTTCAAGCCGGAAGCGTTAGAGATGTTTACGCTTTGATTGAAGAATCAAAAGAGTTGACCGTACCTCAATTCATTAAGAAGTTGATGGACAACAAAGCCGCGAGGTTTATGAAGAAGGGTGTCGAAGGAACAATCGACGCTGCGAACAGAGCGTACACATTTGAAGATGACGCTTGGAAGATTTTTGCATTCAACTACGAAAAGGCACGGTACGAGAAAGCCTACGGCGGCACGCTGCCAGACACCTTCCCGAACGACGCAAGAAACCTTGACGAATACATAGCGACGATCATTCGTGACACATACCCGAACTACACGATGCCTCCGAAAATCATTCGTATTTTAAGAAGAACGCCGTTTGTCGGGACGTTTGTGTCTTTCCCGGCTGAGGTAGTGAGAACCGGCATTCAGCGGGCCAAGATTACTGCTCAAGAGATTAAGAGTGACAACCCAGAAATTCGTCGCATTGGATATGCAAGAGCAGTAAGTCAGGTCATTGCACACTCATTCTCAGTGTTCATGGTAAAGGCAGCACACGCTTTGCTCGGAACATCTCCAGAAGAAGTGGAGGCAATGCGTGAGTTGGTAGCCCCGTGGTCGCAAAACTCGCCTCTGATCGTTTGGCGTGGCGAAGACGGCAAGTACAACTACATCGACTTGGGCTACACAGACCCGTTCAGCATGTTTACTAAAGCCTTCTACGGCTTCATGCGTGGCGAAACCTTTGAGGAAGGTTTGTTTGGAAGCAACGACGGTTTCCAGCGTGGATTGGTCAACGAAATACTTGAGCCGTTCATTGGAGAAGATATGGTGTTCGGTTCACTGCTGGACATCTATCGCGGGCGGACTGATACCGGCAGACCGATCTACAGTCGTGGCGATGCCCGTCTGACCAAGTTGCGTAAAGTTGCTGAACACTTCTTTGGCGACTTGCAGCCGGGATTTGTGAAGAACATGATTACTGTCCCCTACAAATCGTTGGCAGGAATCACTGATGACTACGGCAAAGTGTTTGATCTTCCGACACACTTGGTATCGCAGGCGACTGGTTTCAACTTGAAGTCGATTGACCCTCGACAGGCTTTGATTTTTAAGGCCAAGTTGTACGCTCGGATGGAGCAGGAACTTAGGTACGAAGTGACCAAGGTTGCTGGTCGTGCTGGTACGGTCAGTGAAGGCGAGTTGTTCAACACCTATGAAGAAGTCAACGCAGCCAGAGAACAACTGCTGATGGGCTTCCGTGGTGTGTTGCTTGCAGGTGAATCTGTGGGGATCAAGCGGGGTGAGATGTTCAAGATTCTGAAAGACGCTGGCGTTGCTCAGAAGCGTATCCCTGCCTTGCTCAACCACGTTCATGTCCCAATGGCAATCGACACGGACATGCTGTCCCGCTACTACAAGAAGGCTGGGCCAGACGCTCCACTGCGAACCGTTGGTGAGATGCGTAAGAGGATGATCGCTCTCAGGACAGCAGAGCGACAGGCCCGCAAGAAAGCGAAAGAGTCCCGGTAAACACAACAGCCGCCAATGCGAACAGGGCGGCTGTCGGTTCCGGGGGAAGATGTCACCCGAAGGCTAATGGTTGAAGGATCGGGTGGATGATCCCTCAACCGGGAGAGTTTGCAACAAGAGTTTAGTCAAAGTTGCAAAGGGTGTCAAGCAAAATCAAAAAGGAACATCGCTCTGCTGTGGAGGTGCAGCACTTGTGGGAGCAGTTGCCGTCGCGGGGATGCGGCAGCGGACACATGGCATCGACCGTCCTTGAAAGGCCGCAGTGTCCTGATACAGTTCGATTTGCTTGCCAGTCCAAGCCTCAGTTTGTGAGCCGAGAGTGGCAGACAATGTATTGGCATTGGTCTTGTTGAGTACGAAGAGTTGTTGAGATTCGTTGAAAGAGATTGCAGGTTTCTGGGTTCCATCCTGCATTTGTTCGATCGCTACATTTGCAATCGTCAAAATGCGTGGCTGTGCCACATCCGCCGCCTTGAAGTATTTACCGGGAAAAGCATCGTTGATGTTCATGTTGGTTTCCTAAACAGTTAGAGGTTCGTGTTCGATTGCCCAATCAGGCAGAGAAAGAGTTTCCGGTGCAACTGAGTACCCCGGATAGTTTCCAGACTGTACCGACTTTGCCCAACGTGTCAATACTCTTTTGTAATTTTTTCTCCCTTGTTCCACGGCTTCTCCATCCATCACATATACCCCAACCGCATACGGCGGGGTTTTTTCGACGGCGATGATGGTGAATCCGCAGTTCTTCTTCTCTCCGTACGCCATGCCGTCCTTGTAGAAAGCGGCTTGTGTGTGGTAGCCAAACTTGGCAACGCTTTGGGCAAACTTGGGGCCAGCGTCCTGAGTCGTTTTGAGATCAACGATCATTGGCTTTTGTCTGCCACGGCCCGGAAGCAGCAGGTCGATGCGACCCTTACAGTCCACTCCAGAGTCTTTGTCGGTCCAAGTAAGGGACTGCTCCACTTTGCCCTTTCTCTTGAGCAGAGCGGCAGCAGCAGGGTGGGAGCGGACTGAATCACGCATCAACATGGCTGTGTCCCAATCTTCCTGCTTGCAGACCACACGATCTGAGTTGATTGCAAGAAACTCTTCGTAGTCAGCCTTGCCCTTCTTTGTACGTCGGTCAAACTTTGGCATGACCGCATACATGTCTTTGATGTAGTCCTCTTCAAGAACCACCGCATGTACAAGAGATCCAAGATTCAGGGCATCTGATGTGTATTGAATCTCACCGTCAAGGTAAGCCTTCATGTGAGCCATGCTTTTCATGCCCCACTTAATTGCGCTTTGGTTCATCAAAGGCAATGCTCTGTATTGTTCTTCATCAATGTTTACTAAACCCATAGTTTTTTATCCTCCAAACTGGGGTTGATGGGGGTTGTACCAAATTGCCAATATCCGTGTCAAGGGGAAAAATCGAAAAATTATTGGACATAGTTGTTCAGGGATGGTAGGGTATCTGTATGGATGCTGAGAAGCAAGCGAAACAAATCAACGAAATCCGTGCGATTATTGCCCGTTGTGCCTTGTTGGCGACCAAACTTGATAACCCACTGCTGGACAAGAAAGCGGTGATGCTCAACATTGACGCGGTGGATCAAGTCCTGCAAATGGGAACACCCGAAGTGCGTTGCGGCTACTGCTCCGAAGATGGATGCCGAGCCTGCAAGGGTACTGGTTGGGTATCAAAGATTATTGCTTCAATGCAGCCCGGAGAGTTTGATGCTTCGTGATTACCAAATACAAGCGATTGATTCTGCCGCAGCATCGCTGTCCCAGAACCAATCTTGCCTGCTGGTCGCCGCTACTGGTGTTGGTAAAACCACTATTTTTTGCGAGATTATTCGGCGTGCGTTGGCAAAAAATAAGCGTGTTTGCGTGATGGCCCACCGTGATGAACTCATCAAGCAGGCACACGCACGGATCGAGTCGATGACTGGCGTGACTCCCCAGATTGAAAAGGCTGATTTGTGGGCTGAGGATGACGCTGATGTGTTCGTCACCTCGGTTCAATCCATGAACGCAAAGTGGTTCGGCGGGAAGCGGTACGAGCGGTTCAAGCCTGAGAACTACGACATCTTGATTATTGATGAGGCACACCACGCCTGCTCAAGTACATACCTGAACGTGATCCAGCACTTCGCCAAGAACCCAGCCAGTAAACTGATCGGCGTGACCGCCACCCCAGATCGGGGTGATGAGATTGGATTGGGGAATGTGTTTGATGACAGCCCATTCATCTACGAGATTGGTGACGCTGTTCGTGATGGCTGGCTCGTTCCTGTTCGCCAAAAGTATGTCACCGTGGGTAGCCTCGACTACTCGCAAATCCGAACTCGGATGGGTGACTTGTGCGGCGGGGATCTCGCAGAGGTACTTGAGGAAGAGCAGAACCTACACGGAATGGTATACCCGACCATTGAACTGCTCAAAGGCAAGAGTGCGATTGTTTTTTGTGCCACGGTGAGGCAGGCAGAACTTGCTGCCGACATATTCAATCGGCATGAGCCGGGGAGTGCAGCATGTATTCATGGAAAGACGGACCCAGACACACGGAAAGCAACGCTTGCCCAGTTTGCAACGGGCGAGATTCGCTTTGTGACGAATGTTGGCGTGCTAACCGAGGGCTTCGACGCTCCTCGCTGCGATGCGGTCGTGATGATGACTGCCACCAAAGTCCGAGCGAAGTACGTTCAGTGCGTGGGGAGGGCTACCCGACCACTAGCCCCACCTTCGCCGACGATGACCCCAAAGGAGCGTCGGGAAGTTATCGAGTCGAGTGACAAGCCGTTTTGCACAGTCATCGACTTTAAAGGCAACAGTGGCAGGCACAAACTGGTAGGTATGACTGACGTTCTTGGTGGTGATTCACTGCCTGAAATTGTTGAACGGGCGAAGGAAATCATTGATGACTCACCTGATCCAATGGACCCTGAAGAGGCTTTGCGCATTGCTGAGATTCAAGAGCAAGAAGCAAAAATGCGGGAGGCAGCAAAAGCCAGAGAAAAGTTGCAGCGTGCGAGAGTGCGTTTGCGGTCGAATTTCACGACGCGGGAAGTAGATCCATTTAGCAGATTTGACATGACCCCTACCCATCCGTCCGATCCCAAGGAAAAGGCGAGCGAGAAGCAGCAGGCCATGTTGATGAATAATGGTGTAGATCCGACCGGATTGACCCGCAAGCAGGCCGGAAGACTGGTTGCAGACATTATGATGCGGAGGAAACTTGGAAGGCCAAGTCTCAAGCAAGAGGCATTGCTTACCCGATATGGACTACATGCTAAGACAGCCAAGCAAGCAAAGAGCCTGATCGACGAGATTGCTGAGGCTGGATGGAAAGACCCCCGTGCATCTGTTAGACGAGAACCTGAAACTGGTCTTCTTTCTAGCGAGAGCGCAGAAGGTGAAGGGCCACTTTCGGAGGTGGACGGTTGATGAATTGGTATCTGAAACTTACCTTATCGCCAAGCCCGCAATCGACAAACGGTTTGATCCAAGCAAGGGGTCGTTGTCACGGTTCCTCACTCGGATCATTATTCAAGATGTCAACTACAAATACCGCAGGCTGCATGGTGCAGTGCGTCGGAGAATAGATGGAAAGAACGTATGGGTACAACTGGAAAGACCGAACGAGCAAGACTTTTGACAACTGGAGAAATCGCCGAAATGTGCGGTATCTCGCAGCAAACAGTCATTCGGCAGATTGACCGTGGCTTTTTGAAAGGGTTTACAATCCCCGGAAGCACTCACCGACGAGTGAGTGTTCAATCCTTGCGTGAGTGGATGCACCAAGCCGGTATGGATATGGAGAGTTTTGATGGGATCTTCGGATTGGATAAGAGTGAGCCGGACGAACAAGTGTCCGGTGTGCGGGAAGCCTGACTGGTGTTTGATATCGCAAGACGGTTCGGCAACGATATGCCAGCGAGTGCCATCCGAAAAGCGGGTGGGGGACGCGGGTTGGCTGCACCGTCACGGCGAACTGTTCATAGCACCAACGCCTCCGCCAGTGGAGTTAGACATACCCGACACCGCCCCGCCCGGATGGAGCGAAGCGGTGGTGGATTGCCACAACTGCATGGAGGAGTACCAATGGAGGTTCCTGTCCCAACAGACTGGATGCGGTATCAAGTCGCTGAAATCTATTCAGGCCGGATGGTCAGCGGTTCGGCAGGCGTACACATTCCCAATGAGGAATGGAAGGCGTGAAGTCTGCGGAGTCCGACTGCGGTTCCCGAACGGGCGGAAGTCGTCTGTCAAAGGGTCAAAAAATGGGATCTTTATGGAGGAAACCAGTGACTTCAAATGCAAGAGAATATACATCTGTGAAGGCCCGACCGACACTGCGGCTCTTATATCTATCGGTGTGGTCGCGGTCGGCAGGCCGTCGTGCAACGCGGGTACGAAATATCTTGCCGAACTGCTGCCTTTTGGTCCGGAACTTGTGGTCGTGGCTGACAAAGACAAGCCGGGCAGAGAAGGGGCAAAGTTGATAGCGACAAACCTTGCCAAGACCAAAGCCACCGTCAAAGTTATCGAGCCGATCAAAGGCGGGGATGCCAACGAGTGGGTACAGTTGGGATGCAACCGGCAAGTGATTGATGTAGTGGCTGACCAAGCCAAGGTGATCCGATGAAAAGCCCCGCTCAAAAATTACACGAAACCATCAAGGCCAAGGTGTCACACTACGCGGTCGAGTTTGACATGACCGTGTATGAAGTGCTTGGTGTTCTATTCTTGGTGCTGCAAGAGATGTGGTACGAACACGACCAGCCGGACGATGATTTTGATATGGACGATGACGATGAGTAGGCCGATGTACGAACAAGCGATTGACCTTGCCCGTGAACATGACATGATGCAGCAGGTGACTGCACAGTGGGGGGTGCAGTATTACAAGTTGCCAATGTCATACCGGCTCGACTTCATCCTGATGAGTGCGGAAAAGCCCAAGGCTTTTGCTGAATGCAAGCACCGCAACTTCAACTGGGGCGACTATCCTGATGTGATGATTAGCCTGAGCAAAGTCCAGCAGGCTGAATCACTGAAGCAGGTCACGCACCTCAATACGATATTTATAGTGCGAGCAAACGACCGGATCTTCCACACCGGATTGAACCACTGCGTCAACGAACCGAACTGGTTGCGGTTCGGCGGTCGAACAGTCAACACTCGGGACGATGGCGACGTTGAACCCGTCTACCACATACCCATCAACCAGTTTGTTGAGATTTCAGTTGGGTAAGTCCCAGCGTGATAAAGGCAAGCGGGGCGAGCGTGAAGTCGTACAAATCATGCGTGATCTTGGATGGCCTGACGCTCGGCGTGCAAGACAATCTGACGGAGCAGTAGATCCTGATGTCGCTGGCTGTCCTCCATTTTGGCTGGAAGTCAAACGCAGAAAAAGCATCGCCGCCGCAAGGTTCATGGATCAAGCGGTCGGCGATGCCGAGGAAAAAGGCATGCCCATTGTATTCCTTCGGGAAGACAATGGAGAGTGGCTAGTTATGCTTCGGTCGGCTGATGTTCAGTCGTTCGCTGCTGAAATCGTTGCAAGATCCGACGAACAGAAGAAGCATCCCACGACTTGCCGCGAGGCTTGTGACCTGCCGCGTCGAGATTAGTGCAGATCGAACGCCAGCCGTAGCCTTCGCCCCTGAGCCGGTGCATGTATTCCAGTGCCTGCTGTTCTGCTTGGTCTGGAATGATGCGGGCTGGATCGTCTGGGTCAACTGTCCAACCATACGGGGCATGGCGTGACATCCTTCGACCCTGACTCTGATACCTCTTCATGGCAACGGATGTCCTGACCTGAACCAGCCGACGCTCGTACTCTGCTGCCGCTGCAAGAACCTGACGAATCAACCTGCCTTCGGCAGTGTCATCGGCAACTCCTTCGCGGACTGCTTGAACCCTGAACCCACGCTTTTCGGCGTGCCGGTGCAGTGCTTCAGCAAGGTATAGATCGCGGGCCAAGCGGTCCATCTTCCATACCAACAGAATGCCGCCACGGGGTACTGCATCCATCGCATCCCAAAGACCTTCACGCTCTGGGTCTGCCCCGCTGGCGTGGCTGTCTGAGTGAACAGACAACACACGCCAACCGTTTGCCCATGCGTGCTTCTGGCACTCATCAACTTGGGTGTCGATGGAGTTAGATTCGCCGGGCCTCGGTGAGAATCTGGCATAGATCACGCATTCCATTCTTCACCTCCCAACAGTCTCGGCAACATCTCGCAAGCCGTACCCTGAATCCACACGCCGCCGGTCTGTCTTTTTCTCGGTTCGGGGTCGATGTGAACCCTGAACTTGGTTCCTCCAACTCCGCTGACAAGTGTGCATGCTGGCTGAACCTCAAGTGATGTGCCGACCGAAATCAGCATGTCACAATTCTGGATGGCAACGCAGGCTTCATGCCATGCGTCCGCAGGTAGCGGCTCACCAAACAGAACAACTGATGGGCGTACCAAGTCCTCCATCTCATAGTCGTATCTGTCCTCCATCAACTCGCCGTGTAGGTGAATGGCTTTCTTGCCTGCACGTTCTGAAAGATCATCTACGTTCTGGGTGATGTGAGTCACCTTCGGATTGTTGGCGATGGCGAAGTGTGCAGCGTTCGGCTCGATGTCCTCCAACTGCTCCCGCCAAGTGTGATACTGGTTGACCACCATTTCGGTGTTTTCCAACAGGCCGGTCCTGCTGGCGTACACCTCTGGATCGTAGGTTTGCCAAAGCGGATCTTCGGAGTCACGGTATGTGGGAATGCCGCTCTCGGCACTGAGTCCAGCACCAGAAAAGACAACAATACTTTCTGCTGATTTACATTCATCTCGGATCATTTCAAAGCAATTCATACTTAGCCCTCCTTGCTAAAAAAGTGAAATTCCATATCTGGGGTAGGCCGCAGGGTTGCGGGGATGTCCTCCCGTACTTGGTCGGGAACATCAGTCGAGTAGCCATCCAAGTCTGGTGGCCCAAAGATCAAAGCCGAGCCAACGCAGGGCTGGCTGTAGCCGATGTATCCGCACAACCAAATCGACCAAATGTTTACTGGCGTGTTGGCCTTGAGCAAGGCTTCGTCATCCGCGTAAACCGTTAGGCCATGCTTGCCACCCAATGAATCTGGGTGGCAAGGAATGGAAGTGAATACATCGCAGCCGAGATACGATTGAATCTCATCAATCGAATCCTTCGGGACACTGATCGGCAAGCATTCGCCGTTGGTGTGGAGCAAAAGCCCCTTGACTTCATCGCGTGGTGTTGCTTCGTCGCTCATTTCATCTCCTCCATAATCAATCTGAGTTGCACGATGATTGCATCCAAGTCATTCGCGCACTCTGCGCCTTCGTCCCCCCACCTCACGTGCAGCAGGTGGTGAATCTGCTGATCCAAGTGGTCGATGATTTGTTGCTTCGATAACTTTTTCTTTGCGCTCACTTGAGTTCCTCCAATGTTTTATTCCAATAAGGCTTGGTGGCTGCACGCTTGTACCCGTTGGGGCCACCGTTCCAGATACGGGCTTCGTCTTCTAGCGTTGGCTTGCGCCCGAGCCTGCGCTCGGTTGCGTACCTAGCCATGTACTTGCGGAACGTCCGCAGGCTGTACTCTAGATCATCGACATCTTCGTACTTGCCGGGCATGTCGGCATCAATCCACGCCGCCCTGCTAATTTGCAGCGGCCCCCGCGAAAGGAATTCCCCACGGTGCGGACACCAATCACCAAGGATCGGCTTGTCGCCCGTCAATCTGCCGCTGGATTCGACCATGTGAATGGCACGCTCCAACGCTGTTTCGTATGGATGATCCACGACTGCAAAGTTTGCAGCCAACGATGTAATAAGTGTTGCGATGTTCATACTTGCCAATTTCCTTCCGTGTAAACTTCAACTTCCCAATTCATGCCCTCGCCCGATGACCACCCTTCTCCTTCAAAGGTGTTGTAGGGTCCGTCGATATCTGCCGCTGACACTTTGCCAGCGATCACCTCAAACTCATCGGCTTTTTTCAGCATACGCCTGAGTTTGTTTAGTGCAGATTCCCAGTCTCTTGCGTTGACCGTAAACTCGGACATACATTCGATTCTTGCTCGGACTGTAAACTCTTTCATGGTCAATCCTCCTTGGTTGCGTGGGCTGTTTGGCGTTCGGGTCGAATCCATATCTTGTCCTCCCATTCGAGCCGCCCCAACTTGTTGACGAAGAGTGTGCATCGGTCGCACCACCACCTGTTCCGCATGCACCGCTCAACAAATGGTTTCCGCTTGAACGTCGGACATTTCCGGTTCAACTGGTCAGCCATGCCGTTCACGGTAATTACCCATGCCGTGATTCGCCCCCTGCTGAAATCATCCAGCGGGTCGTTGGGATAATGCTGGGCAGACCACCCTGTTCCGTCAATGATTGGGGTGGATTCAGACAGTGCGAAAGCGATAAAATCAAACTCGTTGCTGTTCATGTTCATGGTCAATCCCTTTCTGCGTCGTGACGCATGTTCTCGGTGTGTTCTTCTTCGACCTCTTCCTGCCAGCCGATTGCCTTCTCCACTTGAGACTTGATCGTGTAAAGGTCTTTGGCCTGCAAGAGCATTACTGGTATGGCCTGCTCGCCTTCAACATTTTCGGCGGTTCTTTTGGCATGCTCTTCGCTGCATCCACCGATGCGATTGAAGCCATACTCCGGCGTGTATATCCACCAATCGGTGGGTCGTGTGATTGTGTAAGACATAACAAACTCTCCTTTTGTTAGAGTGAATCCCCACCATCACCTCTCGATGATGGTGGAGTGTTGGGTTAGCCCACCACGGGCTGGTCGAGATCAGTATCGGCATACGCCTTCTTGATTTGATCCGACAGGTCACGCGCCCTTGATCCTCGCCCATTCATGGACGAATAAATCTTGAGAACGTATGCGATCGAATCGACAACATCCAAGGCATAGACTCCACGCATTTCTGTGACTGGGGTTCCATCCTCGCCATACACCACCGATTTGTGATCGGCAAAATCTGACTTGTGAATATGTACCCAGCGTTCCAGTTTCGATTCGGGTACGCCGGTTGCCTCCGCAACTTTGTCCACGTGGTAGATCCCGTGTCCGTCGTTTCCGAAGTAGTCAATGAGGCTCAAAGCCTCCCGTTTGGTGAGTGTCATTTTTGACATACAAACTCTCCATTGTTGATAGTGAATTGTCGCCGGACCATCCGGCAAACCCCGACGCATGGCAGAACCACACGCCGGAGAAAAAGAGGCAGGTTGTCCATCTTACCATGTGGATCAACCCCTGTCAAGCGGCTTGGTCTTACTCGTCAATGCCCACCAAATCCCAAGACCAAAACATGTCGCCGTCAAAGACGTAGCCATCCGGCTTCAGCACGGGCTTGCACTTGTCAAACTGCGGAGCGACGTATTCATCAAGCCATGCCTGTGCAGCCTCGGCGTGGTTGTCGGTATCCCGCATTTTGTTCCGATCCCACGGCAGGACAAGGCGACGCGGGGGGGTGTCGATGTCATGCCGTGAATCGGTGACGGCAATCCGAGCGGGTCGGTGGCTGGTGGCTGGTAAAACACGGGTTCGGATACCGCTCCATGTCATTTTTTTCTTTTCGATTGTTGTCATTTGATTCGCTCCCATTTGTTAGCGGTGATGATTGATATAACTCGATCCCATTCGTTGCCCCATTTGCCGCCGATGTGCCAAAAACTAATGTCCTCGACTTTTCGGTTCTCGCCATAGTTTGGGCCGTTCTTCCAATTGTAAATGGTGCAGACCACACCATCCTCAAACTCGATTACCCATCGGGCATCGACCTTGTAGCCGTCGCCTTCGGCTGGCTCTCCGAATAGGTCAACCAATTCGGAATACTTGGCGAATGTAGCCTTGAGCAAACTACTCCCTTCGGTCTTGTCGAATACGTCTTGGTCGTGTTGGATTGCTTTGTATTTCATAATGCAAACTCTCCTTTTTTTAGAGTGAAACCGCACCACCACCTTCCGATGGTGGTGCAGTGGGTGGGCCGGATCAGCCATAGATAACGTCGCCATAGTCGATGTATTGGAACAGGCAGTCCCAGCAAACCGAATCGCCGTTGTCAGCCATGATCTCTTTGAACACCCACCAATCAGGATTTTCTGCCATCTTGTTGAACGCCTCAGTGACCGTTTGCTTGTTGATCTTGGTGGCTTGGCAATACTTCTCGATGAAGTAATCGTCCCAGTGGAAATCGTCGTGGCACTTGGTGGTGTGGTCGATGCAGAAGGTGTAGACATCCCCGCCTTTTCGATACAACTCTTCGGCTTTTTCCCAGCGAATAGCCATATAAATCAAGCCGTCTTTGATGACCCGATCTTCTTCGTCCAAAAATTGCAGCAAGGGGTGGTCTTGGGTTGGGAGAATGTAGAAGCCACCGCCCCGCCATGTTCCGAAAGTGCAGGCAATTTCGTGATTGCCAGCAAGATCAAAATTGTCGTGGTCGATCTCAATAGATACGCTTTTCACAGTCTTGGATTCATTCATGGTGCAAACTCTTTTCTGCCCTTGTTGGGCTGTTTAGTGAAGCCCCCCCACCGCCTCTCGACGATGGGGGAGTGTTGGGGTGGTCTATCGGTCAAGCCATCGCTGGCTCTTCGATGTCTTCGGTGACTTCGGCATAGCCCATGACCAGCCCCGCCGCCTTGCCAGCCCGACCAGCGGCCCAAGGCAACACGCCGTAGTCCGGATCGCCTTTGTCATCCTTCAACGCTCCGAGCCAATTCTTGAGGTACGCCACACACTGCTCCTCGTTGAATTGCTCGCCGTGGGCCGACATCAGCATGGCTGATCCCATCTCCGCGATCAACTCTTCCCGAGCGTATTTCTTTGACCCGAATTTGTTCCCCAATTCTCGGGACAATCGAGTGTCATGCCCCGTAGCGTGGCAAGCCTCATGGGCAAGGGTTCGAGCGTACTCGGCTCGATCCTTGAACTGCCCGACCAGCGGCATGCGGATTTCGTCGATCAACTTGGAATAGCAGGCCCGATCGCCGCCCTCGACCAGTTTGATTCCCTCGGAATCCAGCCAATCCTTGACCGTGGATTCGGTCGCCAATGCTGGATCTTTGTGATCGGTCGGGATGCCATTCAACTCGGCATTTTTGGCCGCGAGTCGGTCCAATCGGGCTTGGAGTTTGTCGCGGTCGATGCCTTCGACCTGATCGGCGTTGAATACCTTGTAGGTCTTGACCATGAAGATTTCTTTCTCCTCCGGAGTACCTTCCTTGATCTTGACTTTTGCCCACCAATAGACCCAAGCAGGGGAGCCATTGAACTTGGTGGCTCCGAGTTTGGTCCAATGCTTGCGAGTACCCCACCAAGGCATCGAATACCCTTTTTGGTAGGTCAAGAAGCACAACCAAAGGTCGTTCATGCCTAGATACTGTTTCCCGTTCGACAGTTTCCGGGGTGCTGATGGGCTGAATGGCTGAATTTGTGACTCGATCCAAGGACGCATCCAAGGGGCGATATCCCGTCCATCTTTGATGGCGGATTCGAGTGTCGTAGCGATATGCTCAAAGTGTTTGACTTGTTTCATAGTGCAAAATCTCCTGCCCCATCGGGGGCTGTTAGTGTTGAAAACCCGCCATGGCATTGAAGCCATGGGCCGTTGCTATCGGCAAACCTATCGGGTTGCTTTCGTCAATTTTTGCCCGTTGCCTCACTCATGCCGCGACCGAATCGCGTGGATGTTTCTCACTGGCAAGGCCAGTAGAGGCGGATGGGACTCGCGTTCAGTGGGTGGTTGCGTTCATGGCTCGGAGCCTGTTACGTCCGTTGCTGGATGGGGACACGTTTAAGGTGTGCTGCCTCCCACTTGGCGGATGCCCTGCCCACTGTTGGCAAGATTGATCGGGTTGTCGCCGCTGCTTTACTGAACCAAAGCGGCGGGACCAATGTAGGGCAAGGTTTGGGGGCAGTCAACCCTACTTACCAATTTTATCTAATCGGCGGACGGTCCAACAGCACCAAAACCCCTTGTTTTGTAGGCTTTTTGGCCCCAAAAGTTTTTTTTATTTTCTTTCCAAAGTTATCCACAATGCCACCTTCCCGCATCTTTTCGGCGGTGTTGGGCAAGGTATGGCGGCGATACCTTTTGCTCTTCCGACACTGTAAATGTGACGACGCTACCCGATGCGATACGGGTACGGGATGGGGTTGGGGATGCGGTACGGGTTGCGATGGTGCTGTGGTTACGGTCAGAACACAAACCACCTACGCACGTGCGCGCGGGCAGATCAATAATGCACACACGGACCATCCGAACGCTTGACCCACGGCTAAACATGGCTTTTTTGAGGCTGTACAGGCGATTTTTTGCAGGCATGCACCCACGATGCCGCAAACCAGATCCACACCCCTACCCCATGTTATATATTACATATCCCCAAAAAATACACGACGCATTTTGGGTGTTAAGTTAGGTAAGACCCGATGCTGGTGGTGTGGAATGTCCTGTATGTGAGAAGCGAATCAAACAAGGCTTTGTTGACTGCGAGCAGCAGAAAAGTCAACTAGAAGCCAAGAACAAGCGTTTGACTTTGGCATTGACTATTGGTTTGACGCTTGCAGGTCGTGAAGCAGCAGCGGTGCTGTACGAAATGTTGGATACGGTTGAGCGTGTTGTTCGTGTTGACCCAGAACCCAGCCGTGTGGTTGCTTACTCTCCGCAACCTCCGGTTGACCGATCTCTCCTCCGGTTCAGGCCAGCCAAAACATTGTTCCCGTACGTTCCACCGCTGCTGCCTTCCATCAGAGAGAACCCTTTCCCTGAGATAGACTTTGCGGTAGTCCCAGACCCAAATCCGATGATTCTGTATGGAGCGGCATGGTGGACTTGTACTCCATCCCGCAAGAGGTCTTAATGAAACATGCCCGCAAGCGAATGAAGAAAGCAGTCAGCCTGTCGATCAGCAGGGGGGAAAAGTTGCCTGTTTCCAAGGGTGCGGGTCTGACTGCCAAGGGCAGGGCCAAATACAACCGTGCGACTGGCAGCAAACTCAAGGCTCCCCAGCCCGGCGGAGGCAAGCGTCGTACGTCATACTGTGCAAGGTCAAAGGGCCAAATGAAGATGCACGGCATCAACTGTTCCAAGACTCCCAAGAAAAGGATCTGTGCCGCTAGACGGCGTTGGAAGTGCTAATGAAAGACATGAAGAAGCGTATGGGCAAAGCCATGAAGGCTCACATGATGTACAAGAACGGTAAGTCTGTGAGAGTGACCACGATGGAGAAGCATCTGGAACTCAAGAAGAAGGGCTACGGGCATACCAAGCCCAAGAAGTGACATGGCAAACGTCCCAACCAATCCATCGTTATGGAGCCGAGCAAAGTCTCTGGCTAAATCTAAGTTCAAGGTCTACCCCTCCGCATACGCCAACGGATGGGCTGCAAAGTGGTACAAGTCCAAAGGTGGCAGTTGGAAGAAAGGTAAAAAGAAATGAAACACGGAATGGGCGGTAAAGACATCACCGGGATGGAAGGCATGAAGAGAAAGAAGAAAGGCATGCGTGGTCGCATGAAGATGGGACTGGCTGCTTTGGCAGAGCCACGGGACAAGATCACCCGTGCTGATGTCATTGCTGGTGCGCAGAAAAACAAGCGTAGAGGCATGTAATGGCACGGATGGCAAACACAGGCGGTGGACTCCGCCAATGGTTTGCCCAGAACAAGGGTAAGGGCTGGGTCGATTGCAAGACCGGCAAACCTTGTGGGCGAAAATCGGCGAAGGGTGGGTCAAAGCGACCCTACCCCGCCTGTCGCCCCACCATGGCCCAGTGCAATGCTGCGAAGAAGAAGAAGACTGGGCCAGCCCGAATCAGTTGGAAGCAGGGTGTGAAGAAGGCCAGCAAGCGTGCGTGATTACAAACGCGAGTACGGCAAGTTTCACAGCACCCCGACCGCCCGAAAGGCTCGGTCGATGCGTGTAATGGCCCGTCGCAAGAAGAAACTCAAGGTTGGAGATCCTCGTGAGGTGGATCACAAGACACCACTGAGCAAGGGTGGTGGCAACGGCAGAGGCAACCTTCGGGTAGTCTCACGCAAGACCAACCGAACAAAGGGTAATCGTGCATGAACAAAGCGGACACCAAAGCCGAGTTGCAGGAACTAGGAGTCTGGGACAAGTATTTAGAACTGAGGGAAAAATTAAGGCAGGAAGGGTTGTCTCCAAAAGATGCAGCAGCAACGGCGTATGAACAGGTCAGACAAGTACAGCCCGAACCCAAACCCCGAGTTCCTAAAAAACCGGCAACGTGTCCGTATGCTGAATTATCCCTACTTGCCCCGCAAGGTAGTTGCTCAGAGCGAGAGGCCGCGTCTTTCGTTTTTGAATATGCCGCAGTTCCCATTTCAAATATCCCGCAAGCCGCAGTTCCGAGCAAAGGTGCTGTTGGTCTACTCAAATGGGTCCACTCTTCGCCATCTAATGCTGCGAGTTTCTATTCACAAATCTGGGCGAAGTTGATGCCCACCAAGTCGCAACTCGATGCTGAAGCACGCTTTTCCGATGATGGCAATGAGGAACTAGAAATCCTCGCCAGTCTGGAGAGGTCTATTGAGCCAGAAGAAACACAAGTGCAAGTGCCGAGTGTGTCTGAAGGTTCTGCCGAGTAGCGAGTTTTCTTGGCACAAAAAGCCAAACGGAAAGATTTACCCAAATCGGATTTGCAAGGAATGTCAAAGATGGGAGAAAATGCAAAAAAGGTTTGGGCTGACGAAGGAGATGTGGTGGAACCTTTGGGACCAGCAAAACGGCAAAGACCCAGTGACACTCCAGAACCTAAATGCAAAGACTTGCCATGTGGATCACTGTCACCGGACTGGACAGATTCGTGGCTTGCTGAACGGCTCTACCAACAGAGGCTTGGGATTTCTGGGAGACTCCGTAGAGAACTTAACGAGGGCGATTGATTACCTTGCCAGAACACCCGTACTCCCATTTGATTCCAAAGGCCATGGCCCTGAACCTAGCGTACCGTCGAGACATCCTGACGAAAGCGAAGGGCAACCCCCAAACTCAGGCTGAGTTGTGGAAGATGTGCAACCGCGACATTTTCTTCTACATCAATACCTTCGGCTACACCCTCGACCCACGACTTGATCCAGCCGCAAGGCCATTTATTTTGTACCCGTTTCAGGAAGAAGCCATCAACGCGATGTGCGATTCGATTGACACGGGCCATGATTTGGCTATGGTCAAGTCTCGGGACATGGGTGCGTCGTGGTTGACCACCACTGTCTTTGCGTGGTATTGGCATTTCAAGCCACTAAAGTCTCTTCTTCTGGTCAGCCGTAAGGAGGGTTTGGTAGATTCGCCCGGCAACAGTGCCAGCCTTTTTGCCAAGATTGACTTCTTCCTCGATCACCTCCCCGGCTGGCTAGTACCAAATCTCACAAGAACCAAACTGCGATTGACAAACGATGACAATGGATCAGCAATCACTGGAGAGTCAACCACGGGTGATGTGGCTCGGGGTGATCGTAAGACCTGCATCGCACTTGATGAGTTTGCGAGCGTGGAAAATGGTGGTCAGGTGCTTGCAGCAACCGCAGATGCCTCGAACAGCAGATGGTTTATTAGCACCCCGAAAGGTTCCGGCAATGTCTTCTATGACATTGTTCACTCAGGCAGGACAAAAACACTCAAATTTCACTGGACTCAAGATCCACGAAAAAATGTTGACTTACGACATGGCAGCGATGGTAAGCCTACATCGCCTTGGTATGAGAACGAACTCAAAAGGCGCACGCACCCAGTCGAAGTCGCACAAGAACTCGACCTCGACTTCGCAGGGTCGGAGTACCTCTTTTTCCCAGAGGAAGTGGTCACGCGGGCGGAAGAGAAAGTAAAGCCGCCTCTTCGTCAGGTGGTTCTGGAACACGACCCAGCGGGTCGTTTGTCAGGTGTATCGTCTTTTCCAAACGCTCCAGTTTCTCTTTGGGTCGAACTTGATGACTTCAATAAGCCTCCCCAAGACTGTGACTACGTTATTGGTGCGGATATTGCCACTGGGACTGGTAGCAGCAACAGTGTTGCCTCGGTGGTCAGGCGCAGGGATGGTGAGAAGGTTGCTGAGTTTGTCACACCTGACATGAGGCCAGACCAGTTTGCAAGGGCTGTGGTTGCTTTGTGCAATATGTTCAAAGGCAAATCTGAGGTTGGAGCGCATTTGATTTGGGAGGCCAACGGTCCCGGTCGCATTTTTGGTGACGTAATTATGGAGTTGGGATACGGGAACATCTACTTCCGTAGGAATGACAAATCTGTGTCCTCCAAGACCAGCAGCATCCCGGGCTGGTACAGCACCAAAGAGGAAAAAATTGCGCTACTCGGCAACTATCGACGAATGCTGTCCAACGGAGACATCACAAACAGAAGCAGAGCAGCCCTCAAGGAGTGCCGTGAATATGTGTTTAGTCAAACTGGGGGAGTTGTGCATAGTCGTTCTCGACACGGCACTGACCCGTCCGGTGCAAAAGACAATCATGGCGATAGGGTAATTGCAGACTCTCTAGCGGCTAAATTAACCAACGTGACTCCCGATCCGATGATAAAAGAGGACAAAGGTTCCGTGTACGGTACTCTGGCGTATCGGCAAAAAAGCCGTAAACAGAAGAAGGTTGAAAAAGCAAAATGGTAAAAGTCGGCAACGTAGACATCTCCCGACTCAAGGCTGCGGTCAGCCACAGCAGAAGGCGGCTTGAGCCTTACAGAGTCCGCCGTTTGGCTGCTCTCCGTGAGTATGTCGGTCGCAACTACTCCGATCAGGGTGCTGCTGATCGTGTGCCGGTCAACTTTATTGAGTTGGCAATCAACATTTATTCAAGACAACTGGCATCTCGCCGACCTGCAATCACCATTGGAACACGCCAGCGTGAACTGCGTATTTTTTCCAAAGAGTTTGAACTTGCAACAAACCACTTGCTTGGTGAAATGAACTTTGAGCAAACTTTGCGTCAAGCGACAGTCGATGCTTTGTTCTCGATGGGTATTGTTAAAGTTGGGGTCAGTGAGCCGAGCCAACCTATCCGTGGCTTCTTGACTCGTTCAGGACAGCCCTATGCCGAGTGTGTTGGTCTTGATGACTGGGTTCACGACATGAATGCGCAAGAAATGACGGAATGTGCTTTCATGGGCAACCGGTTCCGATTGCCGCTTCATGCAGTCAAAGAGTCAGACCTGTACGAAGACACTGACAAAATCCAAGCAGTACGGAGAAGCAGAAGCAATGAAACGGGCGATCCGAAGTCGTTTAGCCTCGGAAATGAAACGTCTTTCGACAAAGACGAAGCGTATGAGTACGCGGAACTCTGGGAAATGTGGTTGCCGCAAGAAGGGAAGATCCTGACATTTGCAGCCGATGACACGGGCGCACCGCACCATTTGATTCGTCAGGTTGAGTACAACGGCCCGATTGAAGGGCCATACCACTTCTTGCAGTTTTCGGATGTGCCGGGCAACACCATGCCACTGGCTCCTGTTGCCACACTCATAGACATGCACGAACTGTCTAACACCTTGTTCCGCAAACTGGGGCGGCAGGCAGAACGACAAAAAGACATTGTTGGTTTCCGTGGGTCTGCGGAAGGTGATGCCAAAAACTTGCAAAACGCTGCTGATGGCGAAATGATTCGCCTTGACGATCCTGACGCGATCAAGACATACAAGTTTGGTGGCATCGACCAACAGACCCTTGGTTTCATGTTGCAAACCAAGTCACTTTTCACCTACTTGGGCGGCAATCTCGACGCTCTGGGTGGTCTTGGTACGCAGTCTGACACGGTGGGGCAAGACAAACTTATCTCGCAGTCAGCGTCCAACCGTGTTGCTGACATGCAGAGCCAAGTCATTTCATTCGTCAAAGAAACTGTTACTGCGATTGCTCAACATCTGTTTGAAGACCGTTTTGTCAAAATGGAACTTGAAAAGTCGGTTGGCAAAAACGGATCAATCAAAGTTCCATTTGTTTACGAAGGCTCTAAGTCTGAGGGTGAGTTTGTAAACTTCAGCATTGATGTCCAGCCGCATAGCCTCCAGCAATCGACCCCCGGTATGAAGTTGCAGGCTCTCACTCAAGTCATGGGTCAGTTCATCAACCCACTTATGCCGATGATGCAGCAGCAAGGTCTTGCACTGGATGTGCGAAAACTCATTAGTATGCTCGGCGAATACACCCAGTTGCCTGATCTTGGGCAAATGGTTGTTGACTCTAAGCAGGGTGTACCTATTGGAACTGAAAAAGATGAGGCTGCAAACAAGTCAGTACATAAGAGAACTGAATCAGTACGGGTCAACAAGCCGGGTGGTACAAGGCAGGGGCAGGATGAAATGATGAGCCGCCTGCTGCTCACTGGACGCGGTGTTCAGGACAGCGAGGCCGCTTCAATTATGAGGCCAGCGGAATAATGCCAACGTATTGCTACGAAAAGCCAAACGGCGAGATCATTGAAAAAATTATGACCATCTCCGAGATGACTGAGTTTGATAAAAACCCAGTCCTCGACGGTGAACAACTAAAAAGACGGGTAGATGTTGAGATGCGTGGGCATAGCGATGTCAACGATGTTTGGCGACAGCCAATCATGTCTGAAGGGGCTGGTTGCCATCCGTCACAGGTCAATGAAATGAAACAACATGCTGCCAAACATGGTGTCAATACTGAATACACCAAGGATGGGCGAGCAATCTTTACGAGCCGGGCGCACCGTGCAGCGCACCTCAAGGCTTTCAACCTGCACGATAGAAACGGTGGCTACGGTGACTGAAGAACAAAATATAGAAGCCAGTGAGGGCGAAGAGGTTGTCGAAGAACAGGCAATGACCCCAGAAGAGCAGTTGGAAGACCAACTGGATTTTGACGATCCAGATGATGACTTGCAACAGGAAGCCCTTGAAGACTACATCGAGGACAAAAACTCGGATGGTGGTGAAGAAGAATCCTACGAGGAGGACGTAGAAGTAGATGATCTGCTTGAAGCAGCCTTAGATGTTGGCCTAGAACCAGACGATATCGACCGTTTGGGTTCTATTGAGAACATTCAGAACTACATCGAAATCGCACAACGCCAGATGGAAGAGGTCGAGGCTGACGAGGAAGAAGAACAGCCAGATTTCTCGTTGGACTACGAACTGCCAGAAGGCACACCCGAAGAAGTCAAAAACGCTGTCGAAGGCTTGGTTGGCAAACTTGAAGAGAAGTTGGCTAACTTTGAGCGTGTATTTGGTGATTTTGAAAATATGCAAGAATCTGCACAAATTGAGCAAACTGAGGCTCAGTTCGATCAGATGATTGAAGAGGTGGGGTCTGGTTATTCAGGGCTGTTCGGCTCTGGCCCCACCGAGGAACTGTCTGATGACAGTCAGTTCTTGGAGAATCGAGTCCTCTTGATCGAGGAAATGAACACCCTTGCAGCCGGATATGAGGCCCAAGGGCGAGAAGTACCTTCTGAAGACGTTCTCATGCAGAAGGCTCTTGCCAGTGCGTTCACCCAAGATCGGGACGAGATTCAAGCAGCACAAATGCGGGCTGCTATAAACAGTCGCCGCGATGCGTTCACAGCATCTCCGACTCAACGACGCGGAAGAGCCATGTCCCCAGAGGCGGCTGCGAAGCAATCGGTGAGGTCGTATATGGAGCAGTCTGGATTGCTGAACGGGATTGACGATCCGCAAGATTTCTAACCCCTAAGTATGAGGTAATAGCATGGCACTGCAAGCCGCACAAATTGCTGATCTGATTACTGTGACCCTTCGGGATCTCGGGCGACTGAAGTTTACGGAGATTGCGTCAACCCTCACGGATTATGTCGCACTCCCCAACATTCTTCAGAAGTACAAGGTCCAGTACCAATCCGGTCATGGCATTCAGTGGAACGTCATGTTCGCGCAATCCGACGCTGCTAAGAACGTCGGCCTGTACGAATCTGACAATGTGAACATCGCAGACGTTATGACCACGGCAAACATTCCGTGGCGACACTGCACCACCAACTACGCTTTCGAGCGTCGTGAAATCCAGATGAACGCCAACCCGGCACGCATCGTGGAACTGGTGAAAACCCGTCGAGCCGACGCGATGTTGTCACTCGCTGAACTGATGGAAACCAACCTTTGGTCTACTCCAACTGCTTCAAGCGACAGTCTCAAACCACTTGGTATTCCACACTGGATCGTGCCACCATCAACCAGCAGCGACGAGGGCTTCCTCGGCAAGAACCCAACTGGTTTCTCTGATGGTGCTGGTGGCATCAACTCTGATCTTGAGAAGTTCTCTGGATGGCGAAACTACGTCGCTGCCTACGCGAACATCAACAAGACTGACTTGATCCGCAAGTGGCGTAAGGCTGCTGTCTTCACCAACTTCAAGTCTCCTGTACCACACGCTTCCTACAACACCGGCAACAACTACGGCTACTACACCAACTACGCCGTGATTGGTCGATTGGAAGAGGTGCTTGAGGCCCAGAACGACAACCTCGGAAACGACATTGCTTCCAAGGACGGTCTTCTCACTTTCCGTCAAAACCCTGTTATCTACGTTCCTAAACTGGATGCAGAAACCACTAACCCGATCTACGGCATCAACTGGGGCGTTCTCAAGCCTGTCTTCCTGTCCGGCGAATGGATGAAGGAAGAGGGTCCGAACACCGTTCCCGGTCAACACACCACGTTCCAAGTCTTCGTTGACTGCACTTTGAACTACATGTGTACCGATCGCCGTCGTCTCTTCCGTCTGGAAACGGTATAAGGAAGGAATGAATAATGGCTGTAAATTATGATGGCGGTTCGATTGGCTCTTTCGGCTTCTTGGCTGGAATCCAACGACCCAACTTCTCTTTTTCTTACGTCGATGACTTTTTTCATGCAAACGATGAAGACTGGACTCTGAACACCATTGCGGGTGCGCCCACCTTTGGTCGTATTGACGGTCACGGTGGCGTTGCTCTGATTGATTCCGGCGCTGCCACCGATTTCCACGGTGGACAGTTGGGCATGAAGGGAATGATTGACTTGTCCAAAGGCGATGCTGCTTTTGAAGCATCTGTCCGGGTGTCAAGTGATGGTTCTACCACCACTCTTTCGACTCACGATGACGGCAGTGAACTGATCGTCGGGCTTGGGGTCGATTCGGATGACGTTGATGCGTTCAATGCCAGTACCGCTGCGTTTGAACTTGATGATTTTGTCGGCTTCCGACACGGTGATGACGGTAAGTTGGATGCGGTTTGCCGCGTCAACGACACCGAAACCACTGTTGCGGATGTTGTCACAATCAGCGGAACTACTGGCGTGACCGGGTTTGTCCGGCTGGGCTTCATGCTTCGCGGTGGTCAAGTGTCCTTCTTCGTCGATGGCGAATTGGTGGCACGCATCTCAACCAACATTCCTAACGCTGCTGTTGGTGCTACCAACAACGCCGTGCTTGGTCCGATTTTTGCAATCTCCAATCACGACGGCGACCTTCAGACTAAGTTGGCGATTGACTACGTTGCAATCGCTGGCGCACGTTGATTTAGGAGATCCCCATGTATCACGGTGGCGGTATGAAACCTAAAGGCAAGGGCAAAGGCAAAATGATGTCGAAGAAATCAGAAATGATGAAGCGGCTCAAGATGCTGAAGGACAAGCAGAAGAAGAAGATGTGATGGATTGGCAGATCCCACTTGCGATTGGCAACATCGTTGTCGTAGTAGGTGGGGTGGTCTGGGCATTTGCGAGGCTTTCTGCAAGTATGGCAACTTTGACAAGGAGCATTGAGCGTCTTGACAGAACAGTTGAAAATCTTGCGAAGCACAATGTGGAACATCACATTCGCATCTCTGCTCTTGAGTCTCGCGTCCTGCAAGACCAACCCGCTGATTCCTGATCTCTCGATCTCGGAGGTGGCAACGCCTCCCCCTTTACAAACCCCCCTC